CTTCGTGAACAAGAGAAATCTGTTCTACAAATAGGGCGTTGTCACCAGCATTTAGGTCAGAGTAAGCAACAGCAGTTGGCCAAGCGTTGTACACCTGGAAACGAGCTGAAACATGGTCCTTGTAATTTGCTGTGGTTAGCTCAAGGTTGTTTCCACCAGAACCAGCGATTGGGTGGGTTAGCACTTCAATCTCCAAGTCGCAGCGGAAGTTTTCACCCTGTTTGGCAGTAGTACCGTTTTGAACGGTAGCAAACAACTTACGCATCCAGTCCCAGTGCTGTGAAGTGCCGAGAACGACACCACGCTGCAAGGTGATTGGTGAGAAGGTTGTCTGGCCAGGAATCTGGTGAACAGTGGTGTTGTAGCCACCTTCACGGTAAGGGATTGAGTCAGTAGTTACTGACAAACCCGATACTGAAGTGAAGCCGACAGTCACCTTTGGGGTCTTCAACCAAGAGCCGCCACCTGCGTTGCCACCAGTAAGTGGCTTGAAGGTAACCAAAAACCTAAAGTTTCTGATTGGGTCGGTCTCAAGAGTTGAACGGTTGTTGATAATAGTTGGTCCAGCCATTTATTATTTCTCCTTCGGTTATTCTGCAGTCTTTTGACTGAGGTTAATGACAACAAACTCTGCAGGATATTCAAGAGCCACACCAATTTCGATATGAACCTCACCCGCTTCAATTGTTGTGTTTGTGTTGTTTTCTTCATCACACTTGATGTAGAAAGATTGTTCTGGAGTAGTTCCACGTAGACCACCCTGGTTGCGGTAATCATTTAGGAATACGCCTAGTACAGTGATTAGGCGAGCCCATAGGGTTTCAGTGTTGTTCTCAAACAGCGCGAACAGAGATAGGTCATTCAGACGCTTTTCAATGTAAGACAATGAACGGCGCATATTGATGTACCTGTTTGCAGTGTTATCTTGAAGAAGAGTGCGACCACCCATTACAACTACACCAGCACCTGGAAGGTTGCGAATAGCGTTTACAACACCCTTACCTACTGGAGAACCGGTAGAACTTGTTCCGGAGTTTAGGCTATCTAGTTCTGATGGGCTAAAAGGACGCTCAAGAGCAAGTGCATCAGTAATAACAGCGTTAATACCTGCTGCTGCCTTGAATGCACCAACACGACGGTCAGTAGCAAGGAATAAACCAGCTACAGAACCAGAAGGTCCAATTTTACGTACAGCATTACCTGACTTACCTAGTGGGTCTTTAATAAATACTTGTGGGTAATATACGGCGGAACGGCTGCTTGCATTTAAGTCACCAGCTTGTGATAGAGCCTCGTCAACAGTTAGACTAGGTGCGGTCTCAATAACAATGAAGTGACGTTTGCTAGAGTTATCGGTGTCAGTCCAAGTTTGAAGTGCCTTATAAACTTCTTTAGCAATACCCCAACCGCTTCCAGTATCAAAGGCTGCGGTTCCAGCACTTAATTCACGAGCAGTAGTGGTACTTCCAACATCGCTAGTTCCACCAGTTGGCACAGATACAGTGAATGTAAATGGGCTAACAGTAGTAATTGCGGTTACTGTTAGGTAACTATTTAGGAATGTCAGGTTTGCTGAAGCAAACGCTAGAGTAGCACCGCTAAGAGCAACAGACGGAGTAGCACTTAGAGTAAAGGTTGTTCCATTTGTAATACTAAGGATAGTAGTTCCAGATGGAATAGTTCCAGTACCAGCTGATTTTGTCACTGTCATACCTACACGTAGGTTAGCAGTAGACGTCACAGTTACAACAGCTGCAGCTGACGAAGCTGTTCCAACAGTTCCTACAGCTGTATCCAATGTAGTTGAAGTCAAACCACTGATAGTTAGCGGTTCTCCAACCAAGAATGGATGAGCAGTGGCAGTTGTAAATTTAGCAGTTTTAGCTGTGTTATCGTAAAATACGCTAGTTGGAGTAGCAGTCTTACCAACAGAAGTATCAGAAATACGTCCAACAACGTCTGGAAGGAAGAACACTAGAGGCTGGTCAATAACTTCAAACTCTTTAAAAACAGAGCAATCAGAAACTGCAAAGGTACCTGTTGGTGAAGCTGCAGGGTTGTAAACAGTATTACCAGTGTAATCTCCATATACGTATTCAACATCAGGACTAGGCGCACCTTCTAGAACAACTGTTGCTGTTTGTGGAATATTTAAAACGTTCTTTGCAACAACATAATTTACCTTAGGTGTAATAACAGCCCCAGAAGAGTCGTATTCAGTTTCAATACCTTCAAGAATCTTAATGAAATCAGAACCAAAAGCCAATACTGTAGGCGCATAATCACCAGAGGTTGCATTATGGAAAACTACTCCATTAAACTGCTCTACAATTGTATCATCTGTAATAGTATTAGTAACAGGGTTATTTGCATCATAATAAACCGTGATGTCATAATATCCATCTAGACGAACCGCTCTTGAAGCGGCAATCACTACGCGGATGTTGTTACCGTCTACACCACGGTGCTTAGCTGCAATAGTACATAGAGTACCTCCACCATTTCCTGTGAAAGTAACTTCTTTCTTTGCAACCTTCTTTGAAGAAACAGGGAAAATACGCTTTACGTAAAGCTCACTTCCACCATTCTTAAAGAATGAACCAATGCTAAAAGTAGCAGGGTATAGTGTGTTGTAGCCACCAAACTTCTGCGTAAAGTCATACCATGACGTTACTTTAGTAATCTGGTCTGAGCCACGCTCAAATGCTGCAATTACAGCACCTGCGGCGTTAGCCGTTGCAGCTAGATTTACTGGGGCTGCAGCCAGTGGAAGTTCATTAATGAACACTCCAGGACGATTATATGTCGCCATTTTTTCTCCTTAACTAGGGGGTTGTTATTTCAGGGGGTTCCAGATTATTTCGATATAGTGAATTCATCAATCGCATCCCAGCGAATAGAATTCACTGGAGGATTAACGGTAACACTGAGTACCTTGTAAAGTTGACGGAATACACCCTGTACTACCTCGGATGAGACACGCACAGAGATTGCGTTAACAAACAGACGCTTTGCCTGTTCAGTTACGTCACGCTTGGCGACGTTCATGACATCTAGGCGTCTCATAGTAATAGTGTTAGTGGTGACATCGCCAACAGTAACGCTTTTTTCTGGGATTTCTAGATAGCCAAATCTAAGTGGGAACTTCTCGGTTAGAAGTTGTGCTAATATTGCTCGGTCATGACGAGGATGACGAGAGTAAGTTGAAATCTGATAGTCAATATAAACTGGGATAGGCATATCAACCAAGAAATCTTGGGTTGTTGAGTTAATGCCATTAGGGGTTAGATACTCAGGGTTTACTAGCCCACGCATTTCACGCTCACTATCGCGTTGAATATCTACCATATCAATAGTTATATAAGGGTAAGCCTGAGCAGTGATTTCTTGGTCTGGTTGGCCAAAGAATACGCGGACCTGGCGAGGAACATCCTGACCGTCTGATTTCTGGTCAGCAACAGTCATGCCCTGCAGCTTGTTACGAAGAGCTTCGTCTTCAGAAAGAATAAAGGTCATTTGCTACCTTTTTCTATTTTGGCGTTAAACAAAATAACAAATACTTTACCAAACTCAGCATTCATATTACCAAAACGGCGAAGAGTACCCTTATTATTTCCTTGGTATTCTAAATCAAATACTTGACTACGGTAGCTAGCGCTATCAATTTTGTATGCCTTATTACCCGGCTTTACAGTAAGAGAACTAGCAATATTTGCTGGCCAGCCTTGAGTTTGGGTATAGATTCGCACCTTCTTAGTTATCTCTTTAACTAAGTCCTTTTTAGCGGCTTCAAATGCGGGCTTTAAATAGTCTAACACTAGGGCTTCTTACCTGTATGGGATTGCGGTCTTTCGAATTTATCGTTCATGTAGCCTGAGCTAAGCATACCCATGAGTACATCGTGGCGAAGGTTGGGGTTCATACCATTGGCTCCTTGAACAAACTCAGTTCGTTCTTGAAACGCTAGATAATCGTTTACCTTCGTCCACCAGGGTTTAAATTCTGGAGAAGACATCGCAAAATCCTTTACAGGCGCAGACTACATTACGTAGATAGGTTCCGCACGGTTCCTATACTATAAGGATAAAGAAAAACCCTGACGTTGTCAGGGTTAATCTAAATGTTTGTGTTGGATTACATCTTTTTCTTTGCTTTACAAGCTGAACACTTACCACAAGAACAGTTCTTAGTAGAACCTTTCTTGCCGCCAGTGTTCATCTTAGCGGCAGTGATAACATCGCCTCTAGTAATCTTTTTCTTGTCCCCAGACATAGCAGCAAGTTTCATCTGCTTTGGGGTCATTTTCTTATCAGCCATTATTGTTCCTTACTTTTGTAGTTTTAGAACTGCTACGTTGGTGCTACCACTTGAGATAGCATACAACTGAAGTCCTGTATCTAGGTTGGTTAGCTGAAGGGATGCTCCAGCGGCTAGTTTATATCCGTAAGCAGTTGAGGTTACCCCAGAACCGCCTAGGTAAACTGTAGCTGCACCGTCTACGTTTTGGATAACCAAATCCATACCGTTCCAGCTAGTTCCTTGAGTACCGCTCACTGGGTGAGTGGTGTTTGTAAAAGAGTTTAATAGTACAGCAGTGCTGCTGTTAAGCGCAGTAAGCGCGTGGACTACAGATGACATTACTTCTTTTTACCTTTAATACGCGCTGCTAGAGCCTTATCCATTTTCATATCTGCCTTCTTAGATGGCTTCTTAGCATCCATCTTCTTGTCAGCAGCTTCAAACTTCTTCTTTTGTGCTGGAGTCATGCCCTTCTCAAGCTTCTTGTCTTGCTTCTCATCAGCTTTTGAGTTAATCCATGGTGGCATCTTTTTGCCAGACTTCTTCTTTTCCATTATTTCTTTCCTTTTGTTTTAGTCATTGAGTGCTTACTACGAACTGTAAGTGTTTGCTTACGCTTCATAGCAGGGTTTTTTGCAGTCTTGCACGCTGGGCAGACTCCACATGAACAGGCTTTAGCCATTGTTTTCTTCTTTCTTACCGCAACCGCAGTCGCCACATGGACAATCAGACATTATCTTACTCCGTAATTTGAAGAGGCATTCTTAGCTTTTACAGCTTTAGGTTTAGCAACTTTACCTTTATTATGTGGTTTTATTGTAGCAGGTGCCTCAGCATTTTTTCTAGGTCTACTGTTCCTACTTTTCTTAATTTTAATTTCAGCCATTATTTCTTTTTTCCTCCATTAGCTTTACGGATAGCTGCAGCCTTCTTACGTGCATCAGCCTTAGATGATGCTCCCCAGGCCTGTAAGGACAGTAGGAGGCGTGTAGGCTCTCCATTGGGTTTGTGCTCAGGTCCAGGGTTACCCGCCATACGGGCCAGGAAGGAGGCTCTACGGGGGTTGTTTCCGGCCTTTACTGGAGCTTTTAGGTTATGCCCACTTGCTTTTGCAGATGCGCGTCCCTTGGCGTTTAATCCACCATGAGGGTTCTTACCTTCTTTACGTGTCCATGCCGGAGTTTTAGCCACGTGTTACC